AAGCCCAAAACGCCACGTACATGCAGCTCAAACTTCTGCTCACGCGTTTCGGGCAGAACACGCAAATGGTGATTACAGGCGACCCGCACCAGAGCGATTTGCCGTTTTCTCCGCCGCCGTTAAACGGAGTTGTTACGAAATTAAAGGGCGTTGCCAGTATAGATACTGTGCAATTTGCCCATAATGACGTCGTGCGGCATCCGATCGTCGCGGCGGTTCTAAAGAAGCTCTGACGCATTGGCAAAGTATTGTGCATTTTTCGTTTGCCGGCTAAACTTCGCCGACAAGCGTCATTTGCATTGTCGCTATATGGTAAATACTTTTACGTGAGGGTTGCCCATGACGTTGCCGCAGTTTTTAGAAATCATGAACAGTGATTTAGCGAACGAATGGACGCACTTGCAGTTCTATCTGTATCACGCAAGCGCTGTCACGGGCTTACACGCGCACGAGTACAAAGAATTTTTAACAGAATCAGCGCAAGGCGAACTGCAGCACGTGCAGGCGTTTTTGGACCGGTTATTTGGCTTGAATTACGCGCAGCCGTCCCAGAGCGCCAAGCCATTTGCTGTATCCAGCCGCGTTGAAGATATCATTATCGGCGCCATAAAGCTCGAAGAAGAGGTCGTGCAGAACTACACGCAACGACTGCAGCAGCTGGATGAACTAGCCGCAGCGCATCCGGTGCAGTCGGCGTATCTTAAAGTGTTCTACGAAGACCAGTTACAAGACAGCTACGAAGACTGCGAACACTTACGGCGTATTTTAAAAAACGTGACTGGCAGTATAGAGCCACGAAAAACCGGAGATTGAGCTATGCGGGAGTGTTGCGGCTTGGCGACCAGAGTGCTGCTGCGAGCGGGCTACTCCCACCTGCTCTGCGCCTCTCTGGTAGTGACGCCGCAGAAACTCAGTTGTCCCGCTGAGTTTTGCACCACACTTGGATAGCCGTGGTGCCGGATACTGGTTGTCGGGTTTCAAACGAGTCCAAGCGCCTCCTTCGCCCCTACGCCATACGAGCAAAAACAGAGCACGAGCGGCTCCGTTGCCAGTATCCAGCCCGCATAAAAAAGTGTTAAATAAAGTGTTACACCATGTCACCGCAACGCATCGAAAACGAAACGCGCGAAGAAATGCTGCGGCGTATTGATAACGAAATTCGGCGTGAGCGTCGTCTAGAGCGCTGGTTTTTGCGTTCGTTAATGACGTGGTTTTTAATCGTGGCGGCGTGGCACGTGTGGCCCTACCTGAGCGTCCCAGAGAACTGGCCCATTATGTTCACGTGCCTACGGGCTGTCATGCAAATTGCTGGTTGTGTGGCTGCGCTACTCGGGTTTCTTGTAACGCTCGCGTGGATTGGATCCGGCGGGCAGCTCTTTAAAGACGACCTGTACGAATAAACAAAAGGAATTGTTTACGTATGACCATTCATTCACAATCCAAATGGCCAGAAGCCGTGGCCATCGGAGCTGAGGGCGTTTCGTTAGCCATTGCAAAGATGCTGCGGCACAAGATCGTCCCGTGTGTGCCGATCATCGACATTGGCTACGACTTAGTGTCTGAATACGGCAGTGTCGTGAAACGCGTGCAGATTAAAGCGACCACGCTGATCAACGCGTCTCGGCCAGAATCCATGCGGTTTTCGCTGTCGAAGCACAAAGCCGGCCTGCACCGCAATGGCTCTTATGTTCCGTCCCAGCGGCGCGTGTATCACCCCAGCGACGTTGATGTATTTATTTTTGTGCATGTGCGTTTAAAGAAATTTTACGTAGTGCCGGTCGCTGAGTTAGATTTCAGAAAGCACTACATTACGTTCAACGGCAAAAGCCCGTGGGCGGATGCTTGGCACGTGCTCAAGGAAGCATGAATCCTTACCGCAACACAACGATCGCCATAGATTTTGACCGCACGTTCACGAGTGACGTGGACATGTGGCGCGTGGCTATTAAATTATTTGCCAGCCGCGGTCATAAAGTTGTTTGCGTGACTGGGCGCACAGACTCGGTCGCTAATCGGCTCCAATTAGCTGAGATTTTTGGCGAAGCAACGTTTAAACTGCTCAGTGGTTGCATTTTTTGCAACCACTCACCCAAACGAGAAACAACGCGGCGGCACGGCTACAAAATAGACATCTGGATTGATGACTTACCAGAAGGCGTGGGCGCAACAGATCCGCGAGAGTTTAAAAAACTAGAAGACCAATTTGACGTCTGCGAGACACTCCCTATTTTCACGCCAAAAGCAGTAAACCCTTATACTGTTTGGGAGCCTAAAACCACAGACGCCAGCTTTAAATAACAAAATTATGGATTACGTCGTATATGCCCTTGTCCCAGTTGCTTTTGTGCTTGGTTACGTTGTGGGCCGGGTGGATTTTATTGCAGATCGGCTTAGAGAACCGACTGGCACGACATACCAATCGCCCCTTGCGCGCAAAACGAGCGCCAAAACAGCTACGGCACCCGCCGCCGCCCAACGCATAGACATTGATACTGCCATTGTCACCGGCGCTATTGATACGTCGGGCATGCAACGAGCCGGCGCAAAAGAGATGGGCAAAACGACTTCGACCGCAGATAATATTTCTTCTTCTGTTTCCAAATTAGCGCAGTTAAAAGGAAAATAACCATGGCCAAGGGTTTAGACGTCGGGACATCGTTTATCGTACTGGCTTCGGACAGCCTCGAACCGATCAGCTACACCAGCGACGATCAGGCTGAATTTATCAATTACAAAGATTTTCGTGACGCGTTCTACGTGATTAAGCCCACTACGCCAGTGGCCACGAAGATGATCGAAAAGGGCCTGCAGGGCAAAGTCTTCGTCAAGGACAACGACGGTGCTTTTATTCTGCTGGGACAAGACGCTATTGATAAAGCCATCGAGCGCAACGAGTCGGCCAAGCGACCTATGTATCGCGGCGTTGTGAGCCCCAAGGAAAAAGAAGCCAAGCGCGTACTGGCGTTTATCCTCAAAGAAGTTGCTGGTAAAGCCACCGAGCCAGATGAGAAGCTCGTGTTCTGCATTCCGGCGCAGCCCGTGGACCAAGAAGACGACGACTTTGACGTTGGTTATCACGAAGACGTGGTCAAAGCAGTCTTGGCCGAACAGGGCTATACTGCGCGGGCTATTAACGAAGCCGAGGCGCTGTGCTACTCAGAGCTAGCCAACGATGACTACACGGGCATTGGGCTTTCGTGGGGCGCTGGCATGGTCAACGTGTGCGTGATGCTCAACGGCGAGCCGACTGTGCTGTTTTCGACCACGAAGTCTGGCGACTGGATTGATCGCATGACCGCCGTGGCGACAAACGAGCCAGACTCGGTTGTGCAGGCTGAGAAAGAGCAGGGCGAGTTCACGATTGGCGAGCCAAACGAGAACGTGATTCTGGCCGCTGTTAGCTCGTACTATGAGCGCCTTATTGACTACACCACGAAGCAATTAGCGGCAGCGCTAAGCAATCACAAGGCGTTGCCGAAGTTCAAAGAGCCGATTTTGATAGCAATGGCGGGCGGCACGACTAAAGCCGCGGGCTTTGTGGAAATGTTCCGGCGCAAGCTCGAAGAGAATAATTTTCCGCTGCCAGTGAAAGAAGTCCGGCACGCCTACGACCCGCTGCACGCTGTCGCGCGTGGCTGTCTCATTGCTGCCAAGATTCTCTAATCACGCGCGTTCTTTTTGTGGACGCTTTGCTGAGCCTGCGGTACGATTGGGCACCGCAGCGCATGCATCGCGCTCGTGTTAACAAACTAAGGAAAGTTATATGGGTACACGCCAGCGTTTCGACGGAATTATCATTTCGCATCTCGGAAATATCGCTGGCCGGGTTCCAGAACGTGAAAATACGCTTAAATATCTGCAGGCGGCGTTGAAAGCTGGCTGGCACGTAATGGCAGACGTGCAGTTTATTAATGGCGCGTTTATCTTGCCGAATGACAACGGTTTTAGTGCCGCCCCGCCCAGTTTCTTCTCGAATCAACGCGTCTGGTCCCGCTGCCAGAACGCCGAAACCATGGATGCGCTGTGCAACATTGGCGCGCATGCTTTTATTAATGCCGACGCGCCTTTGGTGTTAACAAGCGCGCAATTTATCTGGACGCTTCCGCCCCGCGAACTTTCTCCGCGCTCTATCGCGGTTTATCCAGAACTGGCCGAAGCTGATTGGCTCGAACAATATGAGCCAGCTGGCCTGTGCAGCAATGAACCGATGAACTACATTTAGTTTTAGTTTGTTGTGTCATCGCGTTCTTTGACAATTTGGCGGCCTGTGCGCAATTCTGTACATCAGCTCGTTATGGGCGTACAGAGTTGTTAAAATTGAGGTGTGTCAAAAGTTAGTCGTGGTGGTCGACTGGTTAGGCGTTTCTTCTGCGGCATGGATGCGGCAGGGGTTACAGGTTCCGTGGTCAGATTTTGTCGGGCTCACGGGCGGAGGAGCAGCAAATGCCACACGGGATAATTTATATCCTTGAAAGTTGCTGCGGAACCGCGGCTTCGGCCGTGGTAGGGCCTGCGGACAGGGGATCGCAGGGGCTTTTGACACATTTTGTTTGACGTAAGTGTATATCTTGCAGGCAGTTAGTAATTATGAACGATGAATTTATTCATTCATTGTCCGTGCTTTTTAGCGCGTTTGGCGCAGCTGCTTTTGCTGGGCTGGCAACCCTTTTGCGGTTTGCCAAGAAGTTATCTAAACTAGCAGTGGTCAGCGCAATGTTGAACGCCGGATTTCTGGGGCTCGCCATTGCGTTGATTTGAATTATCGGAAAGCCGAAAACGTCTATGGGCTGATCGGCATTTGCGTGCTGGCGGGCATGGGCGGCTCGACGCTGACAGATCTGGCGATTTCGTTATTGTCAGGCGCGGGTATCAAAGTAACCATTGTGCACGAACGCGATCGACAAGGAGATCACGAGCATGACAATGACGAATCGTAAACAATTGAGTGTAGCGGCGTGGGGCGCATCAGCAGTATTCTGTGTGCTGCTTCTTGTTTCTGCGCTCTCGGCTGTTTCGCACAGCATCGGTAGCCACGTCGATATGCCAACTATCTCAACACATCCTTGACATTTATGCCTGATAGCTCAGTTGGTAGAGCAGGCGACTGTTAATCGCCGGGTCGTAGGTTCAAGTCCTACTCAGGCAGCCATAAGAACGGTCTCAGCTATGGACAGCTTATCTGCGCTTGATCCGCTTAGCTGGGAGCCTGACTATCTGCGGGACCATCCCGCCTACGCCGCCGGCAATGCGCTGGGCTGGCTGTACCGCGGCGACAAGCAAGCCGCGACGAATTATCCGCTCACAGGCCGCCTGTACTTGTCTAATTCTGGCTGGCTGATGCTTTCTGTGCCCAATGCGCTTGTGCGTGGCGTGTATGACGCCATGAGCGAGCCGGGCATTGAGCTGCCTACGGCCGCCGCGTGGTCTGTCGGCGACAAGAAAGAACTACTCAACGCGCACATCTCAGTTATGACGGCCGACGAAGTGCAGCAGGTTGGTTCTGATAACATTAACGAGCGCGGCCACATGTTTGGCTACACGCTCAGCGGTTTAAAAGAAATCACGCCGCGGTCAAACACGCCAATCAGCAAAATCTGGGCGATTCAAGTAACCGCGCCAAACTTAGCTGCCTTGCGAAAAAGCTACGGCTTATCTGCGCTGCCGAATAACGACGAGCAGTTTCATATCACAGTAGCTGTGCGTAAACGCGGCGTTCTTCTCGACAACGGCAAGGCCAAGGGTTACGAAACCGCTGCCGAAAGCACCGAGGGGCGGCGGTTTAGTAACCCCATTAGCCGGGGCGCGCTAAAAGCTGCTGCCGCGGATGACACCACGTACGACTGCAGTTGCTCTGGGGCGTGCACTTGCCCCGAGACTTGCACGTGCAAACAAAATGGGCGCTGCGGCGCCCCGCACAAAGCCGCCGCGCTTTCCCGA